CGGGCGATCAGGGCGCGGCCTCCGCCACGGGCTATCAGGGCGCGGCCTCCGCCACCGGCAAAGCCGGTGTTGCTCTTGCAGCTGGATATGAGTGTAAAGCAATGGGCGCACTTGGCTGCGCGATCTGCTGTGTCGAGCGCGGCAAATGGGACGGAGAGACATATCCGATTGTCGCCGTCAAAGCGGCAATTGTCGACGGCGAGAAGATCAAGGCCGATACCTGGTATCGGCTGCAGAACGGCGAATTTGTGGAGGTGGAGTAAATGCTCGATACAATCTCCACTGTGAAGATGAGCCGCGAAGAATGGCTGGAGGAACGCAGAAAGTCCATCGGCGGGAGTGACGCGGCGGCTGTTATCGGAATGAGCCGCTTTGCAAGCCCGTACACGGTATGGATGGATAAGACTGGGCGTCTCCCGGAAAAGGAAGACACAGAGGCTATGCGGGTCGGCAGAGATCTCGAGGAGTATGTTGCGAAGCGCTTTGAAGAAGCGTCGGGGAAAAAGGCGCGGCGCTGCAACTACATCATTCGGAATCCCGCGTATCCGTGGGCGCACGCAGACATTGACAGGCGAATTTCCAGTGAAAATGCAGGGCTGGAATGTAAGACAACCTCGACGCTTGACATTCGGCAGTTCAACGGCGTGGAGTTCCCTGAACGCTACTATGCGCAATGCGTGCATTATCTTGCCGTCACCGGCCTAGACCGTTGGTATTTGGCGGTTCTCGTATTCGGGCGTGGATTCTTTACATACACGCTCGAACGCGATGAGGCAGAAATCTCCGCGCTTATGGAAGCGGAGAAGCTTTTTTGGCGGTGCGTCGAAGAAGACACCCCGCCTGCACCAGACGGTTCGGAGGCGACGACGGACGCGATCAGCACGGTTTATGCCGACAGCAGCGGCGAACAGCTTGATTTGTTCGGACGCGAACAGCTGCTGTCTGAGTATATGCAGATCAAACGTCAGGCGGCGGCACTGGCGGAGCGCAGCCGCGAGATTGAAAACACGATCAAGCTCGACATGGGCACGGCAGAGCGGGCCGCCTGCAACGGCTACAACGTCTCTTGGAAGCAGCAAAACCGGCAGACGTTTCAGCCCAAAGCCTTTAAAGAGGCATACCCGGATATCGATTTGGCACCGTTTTATAAAACGGTGCAGGCCCGGCCATTCAAAATTACAGAAATGAAACAGGAGGAAGAATCATGAACAAAATCCAGCAGGCAACCGCGCAGACGGCTATGAAGGCACAGAGCGGCGGAAATCCGACAATGCAGCAGTATATTAAGCAGATGGAGGGTGAGATCAAGAAAGCGCTTCCCTCCGTTATGACGCCGGAACGGTTCACGCGGATCACGCTTTCCGCGCTTTCCACGAATCCGAAACTGGCACAGTGTACGCCGCAATCTTTCCTCGGCGCGATGATGACCGCCGCGCAGCTTGGCTTGGAGCCGAACACGCCGCTTGGGCAGGCATATTTGATTCCTTATTGGAACGGCAAGCAGAACCGCCTTGAATGTCAGTTCCAGCTTGGGTACAAAGGCATGATCGACCTTGCATACCGCTCCGGCGAGATCCAGACGATCCAAGCACAAGTCGGACACGCGAACGATACGCTGATTGCCGAGTATGGCACAGAATGCAGCCTGAAATTTATCCCGAAGCTGAACGGAGATCGCGGCGACCCGGTGAACGTCTGGGCCATGTTCAAGACAAAGGACGGCGGCTACGGATTCGAGATCATGACGCTGGACGATGTTCGCGCCCATGCGCAGAAGTACAGCAAGGCATACGGTTCCGGCCCGTGGCAGACCAACTTTGAAGAGATGGCAAAGAAGACCGTTCTGAAAAAGGTTCTGAAGTATGCCCCGATGAAGTCTGAATTTGTCCGGCAGATCGCGCAGGACAGCACGGTCAAGACGGAGATCAGCGACGATATGTTCAGCGTTCCCACTGTTGTCGCAGATGCGGAAATGGTTGACGATATGCCGGTCGATCAGGCAACCGGCGAGGTCATGGAGGGCGCTACAAATGCTGAATAAAATCGTCCTGATGGGCCGTCTGACCCGTGACCCGGAGCTTCGGCAGACGCAAAGCGGAAATTCTGTTGTATCCTTCACGCTTGCCTGCGACCGCGATTTCGCGGCGCAGGGCGCGGAGAAGGAAACGGACTTCGTGGATATCGTCGCATGGCGCGGCACGGCTGAGTTCGTCAGCAAGTATTTCTCCAAGGGCCGCATGGCCGTGGTGTCTGGCCGTTTGCAGATCCGCAACTGGGAAGATAAGGACGGAAACAAGCGCAAAACGGCAGAGATCGTCGCAGAAAGCGTTTATTTCGGCGACAGCAAGCGGGACGGGCAGAATGCTTCTGCCGCTGCACCGGCCTCTTCGGAGTTCAAGCCGCTGCCGAGCACAACGCCGGTTCCGTTCTCTGCGCCGGATATGCCGCAGATGGAGATCGGCGACGACGACCTGCCGTTCTGAGGGCTGACGGATGGGAGATAAAAAGGAATACGTCAAGCTGTGGCTGAGTTACAGGAGCTATTTCGAGGCGTACAGTGCTGCTGAGGTGGGGCGCTTGGTGCTGGCCGCGATGGATTATCGCGAGTCGGGAGCAGAGCCAGAGTTCAGCGGGAGTGAACGTTTCATTTGGCCTGCGATTCGACGGGACATTGACGAATCCGTAGCGGCGCAAAAAGCCGTCTCCGCGTCCAGAAGTGAGGCAGGAAAGCAGGGCGGTCGGCCTGAATCCGAAAAAGCAAATGCTTTTGACGAAAGCAACGAAAAGCAAAAAAAGCAAATGCTTTCCGATGAAAGCAAAAAAAGCTATGGACAAAGGAAAAGGACAAAGGAAAAGGACAAGGACAGTATTCTTTCCCCCCTACCCCCCACGCTGCGCGAAGCAGTTGAAAAATGGGTGGCGTACAAGGGAGAACGACGGGAGGAGTATAAGCCTGTTGGCCTGCAAAGCCTTGTTACGCAGATCACAAAGGCTGCGGAGGAGTACGGCGAGGAATCCATGATCGACGTGATAACCCGCTCTATGGCCGCAAATTACAAAGGGATCGTGTTTGACTGGCTGAAAGAGGCCAGCACACGCCCTGCGGCGCTCGGCCGCGCTGCAAAGCCCGGCTACGGCGTGCAGGGACACCATGACGAGCTGAACCCGCTGGAACGTGCAGCCGTGGACAGGGTGATGGGGCCGGTGTCAAAGGGCGCTGCCCGATTGCAGCAAGGCGTGCAGCGCCACGGGGACGAACTTGATGCGTTCCAGCTGGAGGCGGTCGAGCGAATGCTTGCGGAAAACAAGGAGGATAAGACATGAGATTTGTTTGCGATTGCTGCCACGATCTGACAAACATCGAGGCAGACCGGATGGAGATCCAGGGCGACAAGCTGATGGTGTACAGCCGCGGACGGCTGGTCTACGTTGCGGATCTCGGCCAGATCATGCTGGCGAAGCTGACGCCGACGGGGAAGGAAACAAAATGCTGACGCATCTGAGCCTGTTTTCCGGGATCGGCGGGCTTGATCTGGCTGCCGAGTGGGCAGGATTTACGACCGTCGGGCAGTGCGAGTTTGCCGATTACCCGACGAAGGTGCTGGAAAAGCACTGGCCGGACGTGCCGCGCTGGCGTGATGTCCGGACACTGACAAAGGAGAGTTTTTATGAGCGGACAGGCCTACGAACAGTTGACGTTATTTCTGGCGGATTCCCATGCCAGCCCTTCTCCGTGGCTGGAAAGCAAAATGGCAAAGGGGATGATCGATACCTCTGGCCGGAGATGCTTCGAGTTATCCGAGAGCTGCGCCCGCGCTGCGTTGTCGGTGAGAACGTTCCTGGAATCATCAAGATTGCCGCCGGGCAGGTGGTCAAGGATCTGGAGCGTGCTGGCTATCACGTCGTCGTGTTTAATTTTGAGGCTGCGGCTGTCGGAGCTTGGCACAGACGGTCCAGGGTATTCTTCGTCGGAATCGCAGATGTGGCCGACACCGACGACAGTAGGCTGCACGATAGCATCAGAAAAGAGAATCAATTTGATTGCGGATGGGAAAACGACATTTGCAAGCAATCAGGGGGAGCGTGGAGGCTTATCCAATCTGCGGGAGCACGTGCTTGCGCGGACGAAAGGCTTGTGGACAACGCCCTGCGCAGCGGATGCGCAGGGATCGCACGGCGGAAACAATCACAGGAGCTTGCGGACGGACGTTGCTGGGCAGCTGAACCCGACGTGGGTAGAGTGGCTCATGGGATTCCCGCCAGGGTGGACAGACTTAAATGCCTCGGAAACGCTGTAGTGCCGCAGCAGGCATACCCGATTTTTAAGGCATTGATGGAGGACATTTTGAGATGAATGGCATATATAAGCTAATCGTCAGCGGGACAGACGGGAACGGCTTTCAGTACATATCTGGTATGCTTGAGCCGGAACGGCTGGATTCTAACGGATTCCGTATCGGAAAAGCGTTCAGCGTAGAGATTTACCACTGCAAAAATGAATCGAGTCTCTGGACGTTCCAGTGGATCGGCGGGGCGCCGCACAACTGGACGCACATAAAAACATTCCGGGACGAGATCATAGACGAGAACGAAGTTCCCGCGCTGCTCAAAAAATATAACCTGATTTCGGAGGACACGATATGACAGGGCAGGAAATCGTGCAGGCGCTGCGGTGCTGCAAATTTGGAGTCCCGTGCGAAAAATGCCCCGTAGTAGGGAAAAAAGACTGTTTTGACGAGGTAAATACGGCCGCAGCAGAACTGATCGAGCGCCTGACCGCCGAGAACGCAGCGCTGAAAAAGGAGATTCGGAAAGCTGGCTGCATGTTTTGTGCGAGGTTTGAGGATTGCCCGGAAGGGTTTAAGCCGACCGGAAAAGAAGACTGCGATAATTGCGCGAAGAAACCGGATTGCGCGTGCATGAAATGCTCCGGAATCGGGAGCAGCACAGACAACTGGGAATGGCGCGGCGCACCGGAGGAAGGAGACAAGGCATGATATCTGTTTTAATCAGCATCCGCCCGAAGTGGTGCGAGAAGATCATCAACGGGCAGAAAACGATCGAGGTGCGCAAGACGCGCCCGAAGATGGATACGCCGTTTAAGTGCTACATCTACTGCACAAAACCGGAGGAAAAGCTACTCACCATTATGAAAGACGGCGATGAGAATTATGGAGAGACGTATCACGGCAAGCCGGTTTTCATAAAGACGGAAAAAGCGCCGACCACTGGCTTATGGGATAAGCGGCAAAAGGTCATCGGCGAGTTTGTATGCGACGACATTTTTGAAAGGATCGTCAGAGTAGGAGCAATCTGTGAGCCGCCGAAATATTGCATCTGCGATTGGAACATGGACTGCACACCCCTTGATACGCTTCTTGCAGATGCCTGCCTGACAAAAGACGAGCTGGAGAAGTATCTGGACGGCGGCGTCGGATACGGCTGGCACATATCCAACCTCAGGATTTACGACACCCCGCGCGAACTGCGGGAATTTTACGCTGTGCCAAATGAGGTAGAGGTAGCGCTCAAGGTAAAACCCAAGCCAATCACCCGCCCGCCGCAGAGCTGGCGGTATGTGGAGGAAGAACTATGGAACGGCTGACGATACCTGATGTTCGGGTGGACGAGCACACGACACGCAGAAGCGTGATTGACGTAGCCGCGGTGCGAGAGCACGCGATGAAAATTTATTGGCGGCTGAAAGCCTACGAGGACACGGGGCTTGAACCGGAAACAGTGGAAACGGTTAAGCTTGCGCTATGTGCAAAGCACATGGTTGACCTCGAAACGCTAAACAATACGCCAATCAGCAGGCTCGTAGAGCTTGCCGAGGCCGACAAGGACGGGCGCGTGGTGGTGCTGCCGTGCAGGCAGGGAGATGAACTGTGGACGTACTGCAATCACCCGGTTAAGCGGGTATATAGTTTTACCGTATCGGATGTGAGCACGCTGAACGGGCGAACCGTGCTGAATACGCTAGGGCTCGGCACGATCAGGCCGGAGGACATCGGCAAAACCGTATTTTTAACCCGAGAAGAAGCCGAGAAGGCTTTGCAGGAAATGGAGGGAAAGGCATGAGCAACCAGGGAGTAATCCGTGGGACAATTGATGGACAGGAAAAGTATTGCAGAATCCCAATCCGTAGCCGCTTGTATGAATCCGTGATGGAAGATAATACGACGGAGCTTTCCTCGGAGGCGATTCTCGCCATGCCGCATGACAAGGCGGCTGCGGTGATTGATGCAATTATGGCGGACTGGCTCTACTGGCTCAAGAGAGCCGGGGAGTTGTGGGTACTGACGCGCAATTCCGCCGAGGAAACGGAGGGCAAGGCATGACCAGAAAACGCGCAAGAAAGATCCTCATGTCCATCGGCACGAGCAGAAACCATGCAAACTGGGGGCTGACGGCAAAGCCGCGCTGGAAGACAAACGCCGGTGTGGTACAGGACACGCTGGCGATCAAACTGTACGCGAAGCTGCTGCGGGCAAGAATGGAGGGCAAGAAGAATGGCAACGAAACGAGTCTGTGACCGCTGCGGAGCGGAGATAAACCCCACAAGCTCTGCGACGTATGTAAACATACGAAGCGCGTTCCATGAGGAATCACTTGATATTGAGCTTTGCTGCTCCTGCGCGATGCAAATCAAAGAATGGCTTAAGCCGCGTGTAGAGGAGGGCAAGAAGGATGGCTGAACTGAAACCGTGCCCGTTCTGCGGCGGTGAAGCTGTCGTAACCAATCACCATAACAGATTTACAGAATGGTATTTGTGTTCCTGCTCCAAATGCCATATTTCGCAGACGGGGAGTGAATACGGATTCCGGTTTGAAGCGGTCGAGGCATGGAACAGGAGGGTAAATGATGACTGATTACATCAAGCGCGCGGAGGCGCTGGAAATTACAACGCGGACGTGCGGGGATTACGCTGCGGCGTTTGCAGAAATCAGGAAGCTGCCCGCCGCCGACGTTGCGGAGGTGGTGCATGGAACGCCGGTGACGGAAGTGCGCACGAGGACGATTGTGGGATACCATGAGGAGATCGGAGTTTTAGCGGGAGACCGCTCTACACTTTACCGCAGGAATATGGTACATGTGGATATCCCGTATGACTGCTGCCCGGTGTGCGGCGCAACATTGTGCTCGCGATGGCATAATTTCTGCGGGAAATGCGGCGCGAAGATGGATGGAGGGAACGAACGGTGAGCAACAAGGAAATACTAGAAACGGCGCTTTCTGCCTATGGCAGCGAGATTCAGCGCATCGTTGCAATCGAAGAACTGAGTGAACTGCAAAAAGAGCTGTGCAAAAGCCTTAGAGGGCAGACAGACAAGCAACACATCGCTGAGGAGATCGCAGACGTGCAGATCATGATGGAACAGATGATGATACTCTATGAATTGCATTATTATGTAGCATCGTGGAAGCAGAAAAAGATGGACCGCCTGCGGGATCGGCTGGCTCGTGATGGGATAGAACAAAGGGGGTGGCCTGATGGGCACAATTCTGGCGATTGACCCCGGCAATACGCAATCCGGCTATGTGGTGGTCGAGCACGACGGCGAAGAAATTCGCCGCGTGCTGGAGGCCGGGAAGATCGAGAATCCGGCAGTGACTGATATGCTTGACCGCAAGCTTTATGCGAACTGCATGGATGTTGCAATCGAAATGATTGCTGGAATGGGAATGACGGTCGGGCAGGAAGTTTTTGACACCTGCGTATGGATTGGCCGGTTTTGGGAAATAGCGTTGAGGTCGGGAGGCTACGAGCCAATACGGATATACCGCCGCGAAGAAAAGCTTGATCTGTGCGGTTCACTCTCTGCCAAAGACGCAAACATTCGTCAGGCTCTTGTTGATCGCTACGCGCCCGGCCAGCAGAATTTCGGCAAGGGCACGAAGAAGAATCCCGGCTTCTTCTACGGCTTCTCTGCGGATATGTGGGCGGCGATGGCTGTCGCCGTGACGTATTTCGATAAGTACATCAAGGGGGTAAAGCTATGAGCAAGATGCAGCGTAAGCCGCCAAGACCGCCGATGCAGCTGACGTGCGATGCCTGCGGGAAAACGTTTATGCGCGCACCGTCGAAGTACAAGGCAAAATATAATTTTTGCAGCGAAGCGTGCGCCTGGACGGCACATAGGGACGCTGTGATGGGCCGGGCGGAGCGCGTGCGGATCCTGATCACGTGCTCGATCCCGGTATATCCAGAAATGCGGCCTGTCTGCGGGCGGGTCTATCCCGCCGAGAAATACAAATACAGGTCAAACCGGACGGGCTATGTCGTCGAGGTGGGCGGCAAGCGCGTATGTGTGAGGGTGGACGAATGCAGGGAAATCTAGGGCTTACACCGGTGCAGGCTCCGTGCAAAGGCTGTGCGGACAGGCACACCGGCTGTCACACGGACTGCACCCGATACATAGCATTCCGCCGGGAGGCGGACAGGTACAAGCAGGAGCAATCGAAGGACGCGGCGAGATATGCAACGACACGGGGCTGTATGCGGACGCTGCACGATGCGAACCGCGCAAAGCGCGAAGGGAGGCAACATTACTGATGAGCACGCCGCGATACGGCTGGTGGGCCTATGCAAAATGGATGATTCGCAGCTATAAGGGCGGCGGGCTGATGACGAGGGCCGAGCGCGCTGCCGTTGCGGAGGCAATCGCGGAGACGGAACGGCTCGTTGACGGCGCGGAGAGACTCCGGCTCATAGACTTGGTTCTTTGGAAGCGGACGCACACCTTACAGGGCGCTGCAATGGCGGTTTATGTATCCGAACGCACCGCGCAGGAATGGCACAGGCAATTTATTCGCCTTGTGGGGCAAAAAAGAGGGCTTTTATGAAAAAGTCTGCGTCCCAGAGCCAAATTTAACATTTACTATAAGGGCGTAGAGATCAACTCTACGCCCTTCTTCATCGGCACCGCAGCGTTCTGCGGAAACCTCCTCCTCCTGTTCTCGTGTTCTCCGGTGTGAATAAATATATTTATTCACACACGGAGACACGAGAACGAAAGAATGAGGCAGAAAGGAGCGGCTATGGCGAGTTTGCGCGCCCTTGCACACAAGCTGCAAACAGCGCTCTTGTACAACGGAATCAAAATAAAAATCAATCAAATGCAGATCTATTCCGCGAAAAATGACAGGATGGTGACGAAATACATGGTTTACGAATATCGACCTGATGAAAAGCCGAAGAACGTCACTCTGCTGGAAACGTACCAGATTGCGGATGTGGTGAAGCTGCTGGCCGGGCTTTACAGCGATGGCGGATGAAAAGCTTACGCCGAAGCAGAGACGATTCTGCGAAGAATATCTGAAATCCGGAAACGCGACAGAAGCAGCGAAAAAGGCCGGGTACAAAGAAACATCATGCAGAGTGATTGCGGCAGAAAACCTGTCAAAACCAGCTATTTCTGCGTATATAAAGCGCAGGCTGGACGAACAGGAAGCGGCGCTTGTCGCAGATTCCAACGAAATTCTGAAATTTTACACTGCCGTCATGCGCGGGGAGGTCAAAGACCAGTTCGGCATGGACGCATCGCTGTCCGACCGGCTGAAAGCCGGTGACAGTCTCATGAAGCGATACGCGGCAGCTTCCGACCGCAACAGGACGACAATGGAGAAGCTTGATTCGATGCTGAAGGAGTTCCAAGATGCTGTTAAGTCCGAAACAACGTGAATTTGTAAAATACGGGACGCATCGATGGAACTTCAAGGGCGGAGCCACCAGAAGTGGGAAGACTTACCTCGATTTTCGATGGATCATACCGATCCGGATTCGTGAGCGAATCGGAAAAGATGGTCTGGCCGTCATTCTCGGCGTAACAAAATCCACGATTGAGCGAAATGTGCTGGAGCCGATGCGGAACCTGTATGGCGATATGCTTGTCGGAACAATCTCCAGCGACAACACAGCGTGGATTTTCGGGGAAAAGTGCTATTGCCTCGGTGCGGAAAAGGTTTCTCAGGTTTCAAAGATCCGCGGCGCGTCGATTAAATATTGCTACGGCGACGAGGTCGCGGACTGGTCGGAAGAAGTCTTCGCGCTGCTAAAAAGCCGTCTTGATAAGGAATACTCCTGTTTTGATGGGACGTTCAATCCGCAATATCCTGACCACTGGCTGAAAAAATTCCTTGATAGCAACGCGGACATTTTCAGCCAGACATACACAATAGACGACAATCCGTTCCTGCCGGAATCTTTTAAAGAAAATCTGAAAAAAGAATACGAAGGGACGGTTTATTACGACCGCTACATTCTCGGCCTCTGGGTACGTGCCGAAGGACTGGTATATCCGATGTTTGGAGATGACTGCATCACGCAGGAGATCCCGGACACCGGAGATTATTATATATCTATAGACTATGGCACGCTGAACCCGTTTTCTGCCGGGTTATGGTGTGTTGGGAAGAGGTCCGCTGTGCGCATTGCAGAAATCTATTACAGCGGACGCGAGACAAGGGCGCAGAAGACCGATGAGGAATACTGCGATATGGTCGAGAGGCTGGCCGGAGAAAAAACGATTCGGGCAGTTGTCGTTGATCCGTCAGCGGCGTCTTTTATCGAGGCGCTTCGCAGGCGAGGCAGATTTAAGGTCAGGCACGCAGACAATGACGTTATGAATGGAATCCGAACTGTGTCTGATTTTTTGCGAAATGGAAAAATCAAGATTCATGAAAGCTGCGAGAATACAATCCGGGAGTTCGGCCTGTATCGTTGGGACGAAAAAAGCGAAGTCGACCGCGTTGTAAAGGAAAACGATCACGCGATGGATGAGGTTCGCTATATGGCGATGACAGTGCTGAAAAAGGCATTTAAGGAACATATCTTCGTGCCGGAGCTGGCGAGATAAGAAGGTGAAGCATGAAAACATATCAGGATTTTTTAGAGGTTGCCGAGAAATCGGATCGGGACAGAATGGAATTTGTTCTGGCGGCAATCAACGATCATAAAAACTCGGATCTGTACCAGCAGGCAAAAATTGCGCGGGAATACGACGAGCACCGAAATGTTACCATCATTACCGTGCAGAAGCTGCTTTATACGCTATCCGGGAAGGCTATCCCGGACAACTATAGCGCAAATTATAAGCTCCGCAGCGCATTCTTCCCGATTTTCATGCGGCAGGAAACACAGTATCTGCTCAGCAACGGCGTGATACTGAAAAACGCAGAGAACAAGAAGCGGCTCGGCAGAAAATTTGACAATCAGATTCAGGAGCTGGCGCGCTCGGCGCTTGTTGGCGGCGTGGCTTATGGCTTCTGGAACCTCGATCATCTGGAAGTGTTCACGGCCCTAGAATTTGTGCCGCTGCTGGATGAGGAAAACGGATCGCTTCGCGCCGGTATTCGGTTCTGGCAGGTAGCGGCGAACAAGCCGCTGCGAGCGACACTGTACGAGCCGGACGGATTCACACAATTCATCCGCAGGAGCGGGAAAGAGATGGAGATTTTAGCACCGAAACGCGGCTATATCTCCGTCGAAGCTTCGTCTGAGGTGGACGGAACAGAAATCTTGGAGTATCAGAATTACCCCGGATTCCCGATCATCCCCATGTACGGCAATCGCGCCCGGCAGTCCGAGCTTGTTGGACAACGCGAGGCAATCGACTGCTATGATCTGATCAAATCCGGTTTCGCGGATACCGTCGATGACGCATCGATTATCTACTGGACGATCTCTAACGCAGGCGGCATGGACGAAATCGATATGGCGCGGTTCAAAGAAACTATGCGGAGGATCGGAGTTGGCCTTGTGGACGACGACGGCGCAAAGGCGGAGGCCCACACGCTTACGATTCCAGTCGAGGCGCGGGAAGCGCTGCTGAGCAGACTCAGCGACGATCTTTACAGGGACTTTCAGATGCTGGACACCACGAAAATACAGGGCGGGCAAAAGACGGCGACCGAGATCACGGCGGCATACCAGCAGATGGACAACAAGGTCGACGAATTCGAATACTGCGTCGGTGATTTCCTGTATCAGCTTTTTGCACTGATCGGCATTGACGATGATCCGACATTTACGCGCTCGAAGATCGTGAACCAGCTGGAGCAGACGCAGATGGTGCTGCTTGCCGCGAGCTACCTTGACGACGAAACGATTCTGAGCAAGCTGCCGTGGCTTACGCAGGAGGAAATCGCAAACATTTTGAAGAGGAAAAGCGCGGAAGAATTAGAGCGATATTCCACGAAAGATATGGAGGAATAGACGTATGAGCAGCATGGTACAGGGCGATGCGTACAGCCTGGCCGTCACGGTCAAGAACAACGGGCAGGCTGTCGAGATCGACGATATTGAGAAGATCGAAATGACGCTTCTGTATTTGCAGAAGTATTACCCAGGCCAGATCACATACGCGGACGGGAAATTCTATTTCCCGCTGGCGCAGGAAGAAACATTCCGCCTGCCGAAGCTCTGCCAGATGCAGGTGCGCGTGAAATTCAAGAGCGGTGACGTGATTGGCTCGGAGATCAAGCAGATCGACGTTGCGCACGCGCTATCAAAGGCGGTGTTGTGATGGGCGGCATTGAATTTGAACTCAAGAACCGCGATCCGGTCGACGTTTCCTTTAACGTTTCCGTGCGTGCCGGCGGCGGCTCTGGCGGCGGAGGCATTGCATCGGCGCAGATCGATGAGATCCGCGTGCTGACAAAATCGGACTATGACGCGCTGGACAAAAAGGACGCGCGGACACTGTATCTGTTGGAGGGATAACATGCTGGCAGTTGGAATCAAACGCATTCTGGAGCTGTTCATCGGCTCCATGGGCATCAAATCCGCCCGCTTGGGCACAGAAACCATCTACGAAAGGCCTGGCGGCTTTTTGTACATCGAACTCACAAGCGAAGAAAGGGGATAAATCCAGATGGCAAGTTTTTTCAATCTGACACTTGATACGCTGGCACCTGCCGGCCTATCGCTGATCCTGAACGACGGCGCGCAGTACGCGACCAGCGCGACCGTCACCGCGAAGATCTCAGTCACCGACGCCGCGACGACCGGCTACCAGATGAAGATCTGGGGCACAAAGGCGGCGGAAAAGGAAGCAGATGCGTCGTGGGAGACGTTCGCCGCAACAAAATCCATTACGCTCCCGGACGGCGACGGCCTGAAGACGATCTATGTAAAGGTGCGCGACGACGTCGGCAACGAATCGACTGCGGCCAGCGACTCCATCACGCTCAACACCTCGATCCCCGCCGTGACCATCACCGGCCCCGACAAGAGCCGCATTTCCAAGGTCACGGGCTACGACGCAGCGGCGTTCTCCTTCGTCTGCGATGTGGACTTTGAGGAATACACCGTCCGCGTCGTTCCGGCGACGAGCAGCCTGCACACGGCGGGCACCCAGATCCCGACGACGGGCGGCTCCACCAACGTCAGCGGCACGGCGGGCGGCTACAAGAAGAACACCGCCATCAACGTCACCGTCAAGGGCGCGGATCTCGAAGCAGCGTCCTCCGGCGACGGCGTGAAGATCGTGAAGGTCTTCGTCAAGAACGCCGCCGGGACGTGGAGCGCAGCCTAATGGCCGCGCCGGAGTTGACCTTCTCCATCACCGGAAACAAGATATCGGCAGTCTCGGGATTCGACTCGATCACCGTCACATTCTCGTCGGACATCGCCTATACGGCTTTTGAGTGCCGCGCGACGAAGTCCGGCGAGGATTGGGGCCGCGGGAAGGGCGCTTTGATCGCGTCCTTCTCCCAGACCCCGGCGGGCACGCAGCGCACCTTTGAGGTATACGACGATTTCCTGCTTTCCGGAGACGGAGAATACAGAATTTCGCTGTTCGCGCAAAGCGCGGACGGCAGCTGGAACGACAACTACGGATTTATCCCGCTTGGGCAGTCGCAGACGATGAAAACGGCTGACGGCGAGGATTTCCTGTGCATGAAGGAGTGATCACATGGCGTACAACAGCCAGTATACCGGCGCGCAGATCGACGAGGCCATCGGCGACGTGCGCGAAAACAAAGCCGAATGGAGCGGCAAGCAGGACGTGCTTTTGGCCTCCGGGGCGAAGGTCGGCGACCTTATCAAGGTCAAGGCGGTCGACGCAAGCGGCAAGCCGACGGCGTGGGTGGTGGCCGTGGCGGGCAAGGACTACCTCAAAACCGCCCCTGTCACCTCCGTCAACGGCAAGACCGGAGCTGTCAAGGTTCGCGAAGTGCCGTCTGTCACGGCTTCTGACAACGGCAAATTTCTGCGGGTGGCCAACGGTGCGTGGGCGGCTGTAGAGATCGCAAACGCGAATGGAGGCAGCTTCTGATGGCGGAATTTTTGACATTTGACACCGACCTCACGGCGGTCGCGAACGCGATCAGAGCCAAGGGAGGCACATCCGCGCAGCTGGTCTATCCGAACGGCTTCGTGTCGGCGATTCAGGCGATCCAGACCGGCATCACGCCGAAGCTGGTCGTGACCACCTCTGCCGGGGCGGCAGTCACGGCAGTGAAGGGCTCCAAAACGGTCACGGGAACTGCCGGGACAGACGGAGTGTGCACGCTGGAGCTGCCGGAGGCAGGCGCGTGGAGCGTTACGTCGGCGAAAAACGGGGTGAATGCCGCGCAGAGCATCGTGATCGGCACGCAGAGCATGAAAATGCCCCTGTATCTCGACAGCTTTGCCGACAATACATGGGAAGAGATCATCGCGGTGTGCAGGACCGGGATCGCCCCGGACAGCTGGGCCGTGGGCGACAGCAAGACCATGAACATCGGCGGGACGGCCTATCAGGTCGATATCATCGGCAAGAATCATGACGAGTATGCGGACGGCTTCGGCACGGCTCCGCTGACGTTCCAGCTGCATGATTGTTACAGCGAAGCAAAGCAGATGTACAGCACCAACCTGAGCGGTCTCGGCTGGAAGAACACCGATATGCGCCTGACCTATCTGCCTGCGATTCTGGCGCTGATGCCGGCGGAGGTGCAGAACGGCATCCACGCGGTAAACAAGAAGACATCTGAGGGGGGCAACAGCACGACGATTGAGATAGTATCGGACACGCTGTTCCTGCTCAGCGAGGTGGAGATTTTCGGGACTGCAAGTTCTTCCGTAGCCGGGGAAGGAAGCCAGTACGACTATTACAAGGCAGGCAACCCGAAGATCAAGAAGAGAGAAGGCGTTGACGAGTTCTGGTGGGAACGGTCGTCAGCCAGCGGCGGTATGTTTTGCAGAGTCAGAGCAAACGGCCAGGCGGGCGCGTCCAATGCCTCAAACAGCCTCGGCGTAAGCTTTGCGTTCTGCTTCTGAGGAGAATATTATGAGCACCATCATCGTTACCCTCGTCTGCGCCGTGCTTGGCGAGGCGGATAGAAGCGTATGAGCACAAGCAACACCGTCGGGCAGAAAATGACCGACGCAGAGCTCGCAAAGCTTGAAAAGCGGATTGCTGCGATATACAGGGAAGCGTATAGCGATCTGACGGATACGATCAGGGATTACTTCGGCAAATTTGCAGCGCGTGACGCGGTGGAAAAGGCGCGCATGGAAGCCGGGGAGATCTCGGAGGATCAATACAAGCAATGGCGGCTTGCGCAGATCGGGCGTGGAAGGCGCTTTGAGGCGATACGGGATAAGGTCGCAGAGCGCATGACAAATGCAAACGTTGCTGCTGTTGCGTATGTCAACGATGCAACGCCGGGCATTTACAGTTTGAACCGGAATTTCGCGGCGTACACCATTGAGCAGGTCACCGGTGACGTTGGCTTCGATATCTGGGACGAACAGACCGTGAAGCGCCTGATCTCAGAGCAGCCGGAGCTTATGCCGTACTATCCGGAAAAGCGGGCACTTAATCGCGGGATAGATCTTGCATACGGGAAAAAGCAGATCACGGCCAGCGTCACTAGTTCCATTTTACAGGGCCGGAGCATCAAAGGCATGGCGGATGATCTGCAAAGCCGCATTACAACCATGAACCGCGACAGCGCCATCCGGACGGCACGCACAGCCGTCACCGGCGCACAGAACGCCGGACGGCTGGATTCCTATTATGCCGCTGAGAAAATGGGAATCAAGTGCAGAAAACAATGGATGGCGACGCTCGACGGAAGAACCCGCCACTCCCACGCCATGCTCGACGGTGAGATCGTGGACAACGACAAAAAGTTCTCCAACGGCTGCCGCTACCCAGGCGACCCGAACGGCCCACCGTCCGAAATCTATAACTGCCGCTGCACGCTGGTATCCGAGATTGAAGGAATCGACACCTCCGGAGGCAAGCGCCGCGCCAGAAATCCGGAGACCGGGCGGAATGAACTGATTGAGAACATGAGCTATGCGGAATGGGCAGAGTGGAAAAAGAAAAATGGACGTTAAATTTATCGACAACTCCGAAGAAGTGAAGTCCGCTATGCACGACGCGCTGATTCGCGCCCTAGAAAAGATCGGCATGACGGCCGAAAAGTATGCAAAGCGGCTTTGCCCGGTGGACACCGGCAATCTGAGGAACAGTATCACGCACCGCGTAGATGAAGGGGAACCGGCTGCATACATCGGAAGTGACACGGAATATGCCGCATACGTCGAACTCGGAACCGGTAAGTATTATCCGGGCGGGAGACCTACGCCGTGGGCGTATCAGGACGCGAAGGGGAACTGGCACTGGACGGCTGGAAACAAAGCACAGCCGTATTTGAAGCCCGCAGCAGCGGACCATTCGGCGCAATACCGGAAAATCGTCGAAGATGAGATGAAAAACGGATAAAGATTGCGTCCCAGAGCCATAAATATACGGTATAAGTGTGGTAACAGCAAAGAAATGACTGTTGCCACATTTTTTGTTCTGTCGCGGCAAAGCACCGCCGACAAGGGAAAGGAAGATAGAACATGGCACTGACGCGAAAGCTCCTGAAGGGCATGGGGCTTACCGAAGAGCAGATGGATACGATCATTGAGGCACACACCGATACCGTAGACGGGCTGAAAAGCGACCTTGCACGGTATAAGGCAGACGCCGAAAAGCTCCCCGGAGTACAGGCGGAGCTTGAAAACCTGAAAGCCAAAGGCGACGATGGCTGGAAGGATAAGCACGACAAGGTCAAAAAGGAATTTGACGACTACAAAAGAGAGCAGATGCAGAAGGAAACCAAGAGCGCGAAGGAATCCGCGTATCGGGAACTTTTGAAGTCTGCGGGTATCAGCGAAAAGCGCATTGATTCGGTTTTGAAGGTCACCGATCTTTCTTCGGTTGAATTGGAAGACGGCAAGATCAAGAACGCCGATGATTTGAAGAAGTCCATCAAGGAAGAGTGGGCAGATTTCGTTGTTACCACGAAACAGAAGGGCGCGGACACCAAAGACCCGCCCGCAAACAACGGCGGCGCTATGAGCCGGGACGACATCTTCAAAATCAGGGACGCGTCTGAACGGCAGGCAGCAATTGCCGCAAATCTCAATTTGTTCGGAAAGGAAGAATAATATGGCAGCAAAAAACAACCTGACCATGACGAGCGACGTTCAGGTAACCGCTCGCGAAATCGATTTTGTAACCCGCTTTGCGCGGAACTGGCAGCACCTGCGCGACATTCTCGGCATTATGCGCCCCATCAAAAAGCAGCCGGGAACCGTCCTGAAATCCAAGACCGCAAGCGTGACGCTCGCGCAGAGCGTCGGCGAGGGTGAAGAGATTCCCTACTCCAAAGCGACGGTCGTTGAGAAGGACTATGCGAACATCAACGTCGAAAAGTACGCGAAGGCGGTCTCCATCGAGGCGATCAAGGAATACGGCTATGATGTCGCAGTCGCAATGACCGATGAAGCGTTCCTCTACGAGCTTCAGACAAACGTCACGAACCGCTTTTATACCTACCTCAACACCGGCCTGCTGACCGTCAGCGAAACCAACTGGCAGCGCGCGCTTGCGATGGCGAAGGGCGCTGTTATCAACAAGTTCAAGCAGATGCACAGAACCGCTACAAACGTTGTCGGCTTTGTGAACGTCATGGACTTGTATGACTACCTCGGCGGCGCGGACATCACCATCCAGACCGAGTTCGGTTTCCAGTACATCAAGAATTTCATGGGCTACAGCACAGTTTTTCTGCTGTCCGATGAGGAAATCAAGCGCGGCCGCGTGATCGCAACGCCGGTTGAAAACATCGTTCTGTACTACATCGATCCTGCGGACAGTGATTTCTCCCGCGCCGGGCTTGAGTACAGAACTGACGGAGAAACCAATCTTGTTGGCTTCCACGTGCAGGGAAACTATTCTACGGCGGTTTCTGAGTCTTTCGCAATCATGGGGCTCACCCTGTTTGCGGAGTACCAGGACGGCATCGCAGTTGCGGATATCGACGAAACGCCGACGCTCGGAACGCTGACCGTTACTTCGGCAGCCGGAACCGCAACCGGAAACACGAAGATCACGGTAACGCCCGCGAAGGAAGCAAGCGGAAACATCTACAAGTACAAGGTAGGCGATTCGGCTGAGACTGTGACCTATGGCCAGAACGTCAGAACGTGGTCAACGTGGGACGGAAAGTCCGATGTCACGGCAGCGACGGGCAAGAAGATCACAGTCGTTGAGGCTGACGCGACTTACAAAGCGCAGAAGGCTGGCAACGCAACGGTAACGGCGAAGTAAGGAAGGAGGCGGCACAATGCTGACCGAATTGTGCGGAGTTCTGCGGAACTGGTTTGAAACGGATCGGATCAGCGGAACGTACACAGTAGAAAACGGCAGCATTGCGCTGCCGTTCCTGCAAGAAGGACAATTCTTCCGGGTTGTAGGCTCCGTTTTTAATGACGGTGTGCACCGATACCCGGATTACGGGATGGCGGATGAGACTTTCAACGGCTCCATCTGGCCGATGGCCGTCCCCTCTTCTGTCCTCGCCCTCGAAGCTGAAATCAGAGCGTGGCAGGAGAAAAACGGCGACGCAGCAGCAAGCCCGTTCACCTCGGAAAGCTTCGGCGGGTATAGCTACTCGAAGGGATCAAGCGGAAGCACGTCCGCGAGCGGGGCCGTGACATGGCAGACGACGTTCAAATCGCGCATGAACCAGTGGAGGAAGATCTGATATGAGCTTACTTGATGATTTTGCCCGCCCGTGCGTGCTGCTCGAAAAAAGCCGCACACCGGATGGAGCGGGCGGATATATCACAACATGGACGGATGGCGCGGAGTTTATGAACTATCAGGCGCTTGACACGTCCATGGAGGCGCGCAGAGCGGAGAAAGAGGGCGTGACAAGCGTTTACTCGGTGCTTGTGCAAAAAGCCGTACCAATCGATTATAACGACTTCTTCCGCGACAAGACGACCGGCGAGACGTACCGCGTCACGTCCGAGCCGAAGGACAAACAGACGCCGAAGTCCGCTAGCTTTGCCCTGAAATACTTCACTGCTGAAAAGAAAGCACTGCCAACATGACAAAAGACAAAGCATTGCACGCGTGGTTCTCACAATTCCTGACGGCCTATCCCGCGTCCAGCGTGCCGGACGACGCCGTTTTCCCGTGGCTGACCTATGAACTGATCACAGGCGCGTGGGACAGCGGAGAAATCGGCCTGACAGTAAATCTGTGGTACTACACCACGCAGGAAGCGGAGCCAAACGCAAAAGCACAGGAGATCGCGGACGCGATCGGCCTCGGCGGCGTATTTGTGCCGTGCGACGGCGGCGCGATCTGGATCAAGCGCGGATCTCCGTGGTGTCAGAACGTCCGGGACGATTCTGATGCAAATATCAAGCGGCGGTACTTGAACATTACAATCGAGTACATCACCGCAAACTGAAAGGACTGATTTCATGGCGAAATTCACAAAAATACCTGCTGATACCTTCAAGCAGCTGCAAATCAACGCCGGTGTAATTCTGAGCGATTTCACACCGGCGACCGGTGCATTTGAACCAGAAAATCAGCTGGGCGCAACGACCGGCGGCATTACGTTCGCGGCGACACCGACGTTCTCTGACTACGGCGAAGATGTAGATAATTGCCCCAAGAATACACTCGAACTGAAACGGCTGGATGACGTGGACGTAAAGTGTTCCGGAACGTTTGTCACGGTGACGACCACATCTGCCAAATCCCTTATGGCGGCGGCGGACATCGACGGCACGGACGCAACGAAAGTTGTTCCGCGCCGCGACCTGGACAGTGCCGACTTCAAGGACATCTGGCTTGTCGGCGACTACTCTGACAAGAACGGTGCAACCAATGGCGGCTTTATCGCAATCCGTTTGATGAATGCGCTTTCTACCGGCGGATTCCAGCTGAAAACCGCCGACAAGGGCAAGGGACAGATGGCGTTTGAATACACCGCGCATTATTCGATCTCAAAGCAGGATGTCGTGCCGTATGAACTGTACATCAAGGCCGGTACGGCAGAAACCTGATAGGAGGCCGATATGAAACTTTCGGAATTCAGCACCGATAAGGCGGCAGATGTCCTCTGCGAAATCAGCGTATACGCGCTGAACATCGTGGCAGACGAAGAACTCAGGGGAAGCCTGAAAAAGCTGACAGACGACGAAAAGCCGCAGACAGTCGGCGAGAGATACGCAATCGGCGTGCAGCGCATCGGCCAGTGGATCCCGCTGATCCTGAAAAAGCATAGAGAAGACGCGTTTAGCATTCTGGCTGTGATAAACAGCGTGACAGTTGACGCGATCCGGGAGCAGAACGTTCTCGTTACAATGCGGCAGATCCGGGAACTGGCCGAGGACAAAGATCTCACTGATTTTTTCAAGTCGTGCGCGTCGGAGGCGAAAGCGTAACGCTTGCGCTGCTGGCGGCTCCAAAGATAAGCGCGGGAGGGCTGATTCGCCTTTTGCCGATTTTGATAAAGCGGCAGAACGAGGAATCAGCCTTTCGCATTTATGCGGCGGAGTGTATGCGCACGATCACGGAAAATACAGCGAAATTCGCGGGCGGAAGCTTTGTGCAGGCAAAGTACACCGACATCATCAGCCCGAAGCCGCAGGATAACCGAACCTGCGAGGAGATCACCGCCGACGTTGTACGCCGGTGCGGATTGAAGGTGAAAAAATCCAAAGATGAATCTGTTTGAACTTTTTGTAAAAATCGGCGCCGATACGTCCGAGGCCGACAAGGGCATCGACGAAACCGGGAAGAAAACATTTGGGCTTGGCGAAAAAATAAAGAGCGGGCTTGCAACTGTCGGAAAGGCCGCAGTTGTCGGCGTGACCGCAGCGGCGACGGCAATCGGCACAATCGGCACAAAGGCGATCCAGGCACACGCAGACTATGAGCAGCTTGTCGGCGGCGTGGAGACGCTTTTTAAGGATAGCCAAGATAAAGTCATGGAGTACGCAAACAACGCGTACAAAACCGCTGGGCTGTCTGCGAATGAGTACATGGAGACGGTGACAAGCTTTTCTGCATCCCTGCTGCAGTCTCTCGATGGGGATACCAGTGCAGCGGCAGAAAAAGCAAATTTGGCGCTGACTGATATGTCCGATAATGCCAACAAAATGGGATCGGACATGACTTTAATCCAAAATGCATATCAGGGCTTCGCAAAAGCAAACTATACGATGCTTGATAACCTCAAGCTCGGCTACGGCGGCACGCAGGCCGAAATGCAGCGCCTCCTTGAAGATGCGGAGAAAATTTCCGGTATCAAATACGATATTTCCAGCTATGCGGATATCGTAGATGCAATCCATGTCGTGCAGACCGAAATGGGCATCACCGGCACGACCGCAAAAGAAGCCGCGTCCACAATTCAAGGCTCGTTCGGTATGGTAAAAGCCGCATGGAAGAACCTCGTGACCGGCCTCGCCGACCCGGATCAGAATCTCGGAACTCTCGTGGGCAACTTCACGGATTCCATTGTCGTTGCGGGCAATAACCTGATCCCGCGCATTCAGGAGCTTTTGCCGCGCATTGTGGAGGCGATTACTACGCTGATGGTAACCGTAAGCACGCAGCTTCCGGGCATACTCGGATCCACCCTGCCCTCGCTTATCGAGGGCGCATCAAATCTGGTTACTGGGCTTATGTCCGCGCTCCCGGAGATCCTTACCGTTCTGGGCGATATCGCGCCGACGGCAATTGGGATTCTCGTTCCGGCCATAGTCGAGCTTCTGCCGGAAATCATTCAAACCGGTATAGATGTTATTATCTCTCTGGTACAAGGCATTACGGAGACGCTTCCGGAATTGATCCCGGCGGCAACAGAAGCAATCATCAAAATCGCCGAAACGCTGACCGACCCTGGCAATCTCGGGAATTTGGTAGATGCGGCGCTTGAGATCATCCTCGCTCTGGCGGACGGGATCATTGATGCCGTCCCAAGGCTGCTTGAGGTGGCTCCCAAGATTATCACAAATCTCATCACCGCGCTTACTGAAAACTTCCCAAAAATCATCGAATCCGGCGCAAAACTTGTTAAATCGCTGATCGATGGCCTGATTAAATCCATTCCGCAGCTTACTGAGACTGCGCCAAAGCTTATTATCGGGATTGTACAGGGGATTCTTAACAATCTTCCGCAAATCATCATGTCCGGCCCGCAAATCATTATGGCGCTTATTGAGGGCCTTATTAGCGCAATCCCGGATCTTGTCATGTCGATCCCAACGATAATCAAATCGATTGTAGATACGTTCCTCGACTACGATTGGGGCAGCATCGGAACGAATATCGTTGACGGTATCAAAAACGGATTCCTGCATATGTGGGAGAGCCTAAAGCGGACGGTAAGCGATATGGTCAATGGCCTTGTGAGCGGTGTCAAGAGCATCCTCGGTATTGCGTCCCCGTCTAAAGTCTTCGCCGGAATCGGCGGCTACATGGCAGAAGGACTTGGGCAGGGATTCAGCCGCGAAATGACCGGCGTTCGGAAGGATATCGAGGATCAGATGACTTTCGGCACAACGTCCTTCTCCGTATCCGGCGCGGCAAAGTCCTCCGTCGGCGTCGTAAACGGCCTGTTGGCCAACAACCAGTCCGGTACGCCGATGCAGATCAACCTTGTGCTCGATGGGCAGACGATAGCAAGAGCAATATTCGATCCGCTGCGGGGCGAGATCGTACAAAGGGGTGTATCGCTTGCGTAGGATCAAAATTACGGACGGCACAAACACAGTCACACTTATGCGCGATCTCGTGTTTACGATTCAGCCGCAGGACGTCGGCGCAACTGCGACAATGGCGTCCGGGAAGACGGTTATGGATATCATCGGCATAAAAAACGAATTGAAGATCCCGACTGGATGGCTATCTGTCACGGATCTCAGGATGCTGCGGAGCATGATCAACGCAAAGCACGTCCTGAGCGTGACGTACCCTGATGTTGACGGCGATAAAACACGGGATTTTCTGTTTAGTCAGCCGGAATACAAGGCCATTATTTACGATGAGGACGGGGTTTCCCAATGGTGCGGCGTGACCATCACCGCAACGCAGCAAGGGGTGGACTGATGCAAAAGGTATCAAGTGGATTTACACCGTTTTCCACCGTCCGGGATATCGGAATGCTCGTCCGGTTTTACCTCGTCGATCCGTCCGCAAAAAAGAACGGAACGGTTTCAGCATCGGATTCCGCGCCGGGGACCAGAGCAAGCGAGACAATCAGCGAAAACGAAACCATATCCGGGAAGTTTGCCGGGCTGGAGCTGAATCGATGGATGCTGGATGGCACAATTGATATCCCAAATGACGGATTTGAAGGGCAGCAAACAGGCTGGTGGAGCAGGGAAGTTTCGGACGAAAATGCGGAGATGGACAGTACCCTTACCTTTGAGTTCTCCGCGCCGGTGTCGACCGTTGGCTGGTCGCTGCTGTTCGACGATAAAATACAGCAGCATCCGGCCCAGATCACACTAACCGCATACGGGAGCGATAACGCCGTGATTGCAGCCGCAACAAAAGCGATCACACAGGTTCGGCAGAACATCAGCCTGCCAGCGGCAAATTACACAAGGCTGACGCTTCAGTTCGATAAGACGTACTTGCCGAAAACACGGGCAAGGCTACGGCAGATCGATTTCGGCCTGACAGAAACATATGAAAACGATAGCATGGCAAATGTACAGATCGTGGAGGAAGCGTCCGTTTCCTGCGATGCTTTCCCGTCGAGGCAGATATCCTTTACATTCGATAACGCTGATCACAGATACAACATCCTCAATCCGGATGGAATTTTTGCGGTGATTCAGGAGGGGCAAAAGCTCCTTGCAAAGTGCATCATAAACGGCGAAAGCGTAGACGTCGGGGAATTTTTCTTCACCTCGGTAACCGCAACAAATTCCGGCGTAACGGCGCAGCTGGTGGGCAACGATATGGCTGCGGCGCTCGAACGGGCGACATATGAATCAGGGAGCGCTACCGCGTGCGAACTGCAAGCGGCGGTCGCCGCCGTCCTGACCGGCTATGATATCACGGTAATCTATGGCGGCAATGTGGCAGAAAGAACAGTTGTTCCCGCAATTCCCAGAAAAACAACGCGCCGGGAAGCGATCCGGCTGCTGGCGCAGGCGGCCATGTGTTCCGTGTGGTTTGATCGAGCCGGGGATCTGCATATTGCGGAGCTGTCTTCCGGCACTGTGCGCGGGTCCATAACACCGGATGAACTGTATGATTACGACGGCGTGAGCATCGCAGAAGCAGTTGACTGCGTGGAGCTGCACATCAAGAGCGATTACTCGGATAGCGTCGACGAAACGGTAACAGCCGGGAGCGGAAAAAACATCAAGAGCATCAACAATCCGTGCGTGGCCCCAGCAAACTATCAAAGCGTTGCCGCATGGCTGCTGGCACAGTATAACCGCCGCAAAATCTACAGCGTAAAAAACCGGTGCAACCCGGCGCTCGAAACCGGCGACACGATCAAAATTTCGGACGCATTCGGACAGAATGAGAGCGCGGTGCAGACGGGCCTCGCACTGACGTTCGATGGGGGCCTTTACGCAATCACAAAAGGAGTGGGTGTATGAGCACGATTATCGATACCCTCATCACCAATCGGACGCAGGCGGATGTGGAGCGGGTGCGGAAGCTGGCGGCGAAGGGCTTTGCCGCCATGACTTCCGACGAGCGGGCGGAATGGCTGGCCGGGATGAAGGGCGCGTATAACGCAAGCGACATGAATCGCGTGGGAACAGCCCTGAACTATCTGGCGGGCCGCCTCAGCTCGATTTGCGGCAGGAGCATTGCATGGACGGCAAAAACCGATTGGGCCGTCACGGACATTATAACGGCCTCACAGGCGGCGGAATACCGGCGGCAGATACAGGACATTCGCGACGCACTTGCGTATCCTGCCGGGACGCCGGACGCGCCGGAGCTGGGCCGCCTGACCTACACCGATGCAAACAACATCGAGCGCATCCTGAAACTCTGCGAGGACTTAATCGTCAACGTTGCAAAATCTTTTCGCCACACCGGCGCGGCGGAGTGCGCCGCAGGAGGACTTCTGACATGACAGATCGACAACCCACAAAAATTCTCGCCAACGGTGCGATCCGCTACGGCGTCTATAACGCCGACGGCACGCTCAACCACTACGAATACCTCAAGCGCGAGGACGCGCCCACCGTCGAGGGAACGCCCCTTAACAAGGCAAATCTGCTATCCGATGCAACCGCCGCGAAGATCTGGCCGAAAGCAACCACGAGGCCGGAAGACCCGACCGTCAACGACGCGCTTGTCGAGTTGCAGAAAGGCACGTCGAAAGTGGGTGATATCCTCATGTCGGTCCGCGCAAAGCCGTCCGACGCATGGCTGCTCTGCAATGGGCAGGCCATCACAAAGTCTACGTATCCAAAACTATTCGACATTTTACGGCCTGCGGCGTCTCCGGCCCCGTGGACAAGCAAAAGCATAACAGGTGTCGATAGAGATACGTCTAGGATAAAGTACACAAACGGGAAATGGTTCGCCTTTGCTTACGATAGCTCGAATGCAAAAATGCATATGTATGTATCGGATGATGCAGACACATGGGCGGACTATCCGTTCAACCACGAACTTGGAAGCAACGAATATATTGGCGGTGTTGCAATATGCTATCATGAACTGAAAAACGTTTATTGCATGGCTATCGTACGCGAAACTTCTTCAACAAACAACTACTGCATATACTACACAATTTCAGAAGATTTGCAAACCGTGACAGAAGGAGGATGGATATGGAGCAACGGCTCCTCTAGGTGCTCCAAGTTGGAATTATACGTCTCAAGCTACGGCAATGTGTATTGCGTAAGATACACGTACGAAACTGCCAATGGCGGTGTTTACGCGGATGCGTTTAAAGATACTGGCACATTAAACTGGAGCAGAATTTACTACGTAGACGCAGCAAGCTACGACGAAAGCACAGGGCATTTTTGCTGGACGGATGACAGAAATATTTATTCGGCAGAAGAATTGGGAGGAAATAGCGCGGAATATCTAATAGGGACAATTCCAAACGCAGTTATTCCGAGCAGCATACAAAAGAGGGCAATACACAAGTACATCTGCGCGGCCACAAATACAATAATTGCGATATATCAGGATGGGGGGCTAAAGTACGCTTACACAATCGATAATAGTACGACTTGGCATAGTGGGGCCGAAGTAATCTCCGCAAACTCAGCAGACTACATAGATCTCACATACGGGTTCGAGTATGTGTCTGGGTTCCTGCTATTTACGGCCCGCCTAGACGGCGGAAGCACTCGATATATTTGCAGCGCTTCAGACCCGGAAGATCAAATATACAAGACTGCCGGTATTTTCAGCGGCGCACTATCGCCTGCTGCTTTGGCAGCGAATCCGCCAGCTGCTGGAGCGATATCCATATGTAATTATGGAGACTTGGCGAAACCGGTACCGACGATTGTAGCTGATAGCCGCAGCCACGCCTATATCAAGGCACTGGAGGAATAAGCAATGCGGGACAGGATCGGAACAAACAACCTTGCAAACGGCGCTGTCCGATACGGGGCGTATGACGCGGGCGGGAATCTGCTGCGGTATGCATGGCTCCGCCCGGAAGACGAGCCGCTGGAAGCCGGGACGCCGCTCAACAGAGAAACGCTACTGTCGGCCGAAGCGGAAGCCGTTATATGGCCCGCGAGCGGGAAACCTGCGAATCCAACTGTGAATGATGCATTTGGCAAGATCACAGAGGCAAAGGAGGTCGGAGATATTCTGACAACCGTCCGCGTCCTCTCCGCCCCGTGGCACGCGTGCGATGGCTCAACATTCGACCAGACTGCATACCCGGCCCTCTACGCAGCCCTCGGCGGCACGACGCTGCCGACGATCAGCTATTCCAGCGATACCACCACCTACATCAAAATGGCGGACGATTAGCCCGGCAAATAAAAGAGAAAGGTACAGAAAAATGGACACCAAAACCATCATCGTCACCCTCGTCTGCGCCGTGCTCGGCTCGTCCGCGCTGACGGCGGTAGTCAATGCCATCGTCAGCGCGATACAGAAAAAGCGCGGAAAGGCCACATCGCAGGATACGCACCTCGCCGAGATCGATAAAAAGCTCGGGAAAATGCAGGAGCATCAGGACGAGCAGTATTTGGCTATCCTCCGCCTCACGATCATGAGCGAGGAAATGCCAATGGCCGAGCGCCTGATCGCCGGAGAGAAGTATAAAAAGATGGGCGGGAACGGCGACGTAAAAAAGTTTTTGCACCAGCTGGAGGCGCAATGCGGGCATAGCAGTGCGCAATAAATTGGGAGGCAGATATGCGGGTAAAAGGCAAGTGGAGCAAGGGCGAAATGGCGCGAACCATTGTGTTGTATCTGCTCCAGCTCATCACGACGGTAATTGTCTGGGCCTGCGCTCTGAAAACCGTCGCCGTCCTAATTGCAGTCATCCGCAGCCCGGAGCTCGGCGCGTCGGTAGACCTGTCCGACGTGCTCGGATTTACAGGTTGGGCAACCATCACAGAGCTTGGCCTGCTTGCTTTCAAGCGGGTTTTTGCAAAAAAGAATGATCCGGTAGAATAACGAAAGGGGTACACAATATGTATAAGCGAGTGAATTTTGAACCGATGGATAAACACCTGTCGGAAAGCATTCGGGGGAAGCTTGAAGAAGCGGAAGCGCTCATCATGCAGCTCCCGGCGGGAAGGAATAGAAGTATCGCCCTGACAAAGTTGGAAGATACAATGCTTCGTGCGAACCTCGCAATCTCTGACGCGGTTGCGACGAGAAGCGAAAGCGAAACAAAGGACTGAAAGGAGCATACATATGGAAAACATCAAGAAGCGGCTCGGCAATCTGCTGAGCGTCAAATCTATCGTCACACTGGTGCTGACGGCGGTATTTGCGTACATGGCAGTCGCCGGGAAAATCTCGCAGGACTTTATGATGGTGTATACCGTCGTGATCGCGTTTTACTTTGGCACACAGAGCCAGAAAGCGCAGGACGCGATTGACAACGCCACGAAGGAGGATGCGCAGAAATGAGCATCAAGATCGGGCAGGCCAGTCTCGGCGAGACGGGCGGCCGCAATCAGCAGCCCGGCAATCAGACCGGGCGGGAGCTGAATATCTCCAACTGGTACAATGGCCGCTGGCTCGGCATCTTGCGCTACAAGAGCCGCAAAAAGGCCGAGCGGGCCGCGCAGACGTGCGAGGCGGCCATTAAGAACCGGAACATCGGCTACGACATGGACAACAGGAACACGGCGTATGAGGCAGCCAGAGCCGTCGGCTGGGACGTGAGCAGGATCACAAAGCCAGTGGAGACGGACTGCTCCGCGCTCATGATGCTCTGCGCCGTGGCCGCAGGCTGCGCGTCGGTAGAAGCGCTCTACCGTCGGCAGGGCAACAGCTGCACCACCTACTGTATGCTGCACGATTGGCCCGCAACGGGCGATTTTGAATTGCTGACCGGCAGCAAGTATCTGACGACGGACGCGAATCTCCTGCGCGGGGACGTACTGGTAAGCGAGGGCCATACCGTGATGGCCCTCGAAGATGGAAAAAATGCAGAGGAGGAAACCGAAATGGTAGAAAAGAGCAAGATCATCGTCGACGGAAAGGAAGTCACCGTCGAGCGCATTCTGAAGAACGGCACAAACTACGTAAAAGTCCGCGATATCGCCGCCGCGCTGGATCTCGAAGTGAGCAACAAGGGCAATATCGCCGTATTGACGCACAAGGAAAAGTAAGGGGGCAAAGCCTATGTCGCCGCAGGCGCGGGCCAAGCTGCCGCCAGAGCTGGGCAGGCTGACCCGCAAGGATATGGAGGCCGTGATCTATCAGGCCAATCTTGGCCGGGAAAATGAGAAGATCGCGCAGCTCTATTTTGTCGACAAGCTCCCGCAGGTCGACGTTGCGACAGAGATGTTCCTGGGCCGCGCCACGGTCCAGCGCCGCCTGCCGGAGATCATGCGGGAGATGCAGCGGACATCCAGCAAACTGTATAACTGAGATAAGCGCCGAGAAATCGGCGCTTATTTTTAAGAAAATTTTCATTTTCCTCTTGACATTTACACGCATTGCGTGTATAATAAGGCCATAAGATAAAACAAGGCGAAAGCCGGAAAGAGGTACATCATGGAAACCAAGATCATCAACAACCGTTACGAACTCATTGCTTGCACTGCCATTGCCACCGAGGCTGGTGACACGGAAGAACAGTCCGCGATCCTCTGCCGCGATATGGATGCCTGCCTGGGCGATGCATTCTGCGTGTACTTTGGCTACACACTGGACGAACTTGCAGACAGCATTGAAGACGCTGACTATCCCGATTTCAGCGACGATACACTCGCCACCGTCCGCATCGACGGTCAGCCCATCAGCGCGTACTGCTTCTGATCGATGGATCGCATCTGTTCTCAGTGCGGTGCGCACTTCGAAGGATTCTCGCGCGATACAAGATGCCAAAAGTGCCGAAGGACTCCAGTGAGAGCCCTTCGCACAAAGGTTTGCGCGGATTGCGGGAAGAGCTATGAAACATATGGTACGCGCTCATTTTACTGCCCGGATTGCAGCGAAGCGCGAAAACGGATTGCCCGCGCAGAATGCAGGAAGCGAAAGGCGGCGGGCAAAACCCGCCCCATCGGCTCAAAGGATATCTGCGAGCGCTGCGGAGCCGAATACACTGTAGAGGGCGGTTTGCAGCGTTACTGCCCGGACTGCGCCAAAAAGCGCACGAACGAATACTGCCTCGAACGCTTTTACAACGGCGGTGCGGAGCAGAGAAGGGCCCGTACTGATTCCAGAGCCATCGCAACAGCGAACTGCATTGTGTGCGGCAAGCCGTTCCCGCTGGATGGGGCGCGTGACAAATGCTGCTCGGAGGAATGCCTGCGTATCCGAGCCCGGCAGCTTACTGCGCTGCATTATCAGGAGCATACCGAGCAATACAAAGAGCGGTGGCAGCAGTGGTATGCAGAAAACAAAGAAGAGTACCTGGAAAAGAAGAAGTCCGCAAAGAAAAGCAAGGAGGAATCCCGATGAAACTCACACCCTTTATTCGTTTCGCCCTCTACACCGAAACCGACGCATACGCCGACCGCGAAGCATACATTTCCGATATGGCGCTATCGAGCGTCTGGGGCGACGCCGAAGACGAAGAGATTCCGGCGGAGCGGCTGGCGCTGCTCGGCGGGATCTGGGACGGCACGCACTGCACGATCCCGGAGCTGATTAAGCAGCACGGCCTGACGCAGACGGGCTTCGCGCAGTATTTTGGAATCCCGCTGCGCACCGTGCAGGACTGGTGCGCTGGGCGGCGGGGATGCCCGCCGTATGTGGCCGCGATGGCGGCAGAGATTCTGGCTGTGAACGAACGATAACAAAAACTAAGCCCGTGGAATAACCACGGGCTTAAATTTTGAACCAAATTGATACACAACTGAGGCACAAGAAGCCGTAAAAAAGCCCATACTGGACACACAAAGGAGTGTTCGGTATGGGCTTTTCTTATTTTAATCCAAATCCCGCCGGGCAGAAGGTCGGGGACTGCACCGTCCGGGCTATCGCAAAGGCGACCGGGAAGAGCTGGGACGAGGTGTATATCGGATTGTGCCTGCAAGGACTCATCATGGGAGATCTGCCGAGCGCAAACAGCGTATGGAGCGCTTACCTCCGGCAGCAGGGCTTTACCCGGAACGTAATCCCGAACACGTGCCCGGACTGCTATACCGTCGCGGATTTCTGCGCAGATCATCCGCGCGGCGTGTACGTGCTGGCTCTATCAAGCCATGTGGTCTGCGCGGAGGACGGAAGCTATTTTGATACGTGGGACAGCGGCAACGAGATCCCGCTGTTTTACTGGGCAAAGGAGGAAGCATGATGTTTGGACAACAGCCGTATGTGTATCAGCAGCCGATTTACAATCAGCCGCCCATGCCGCCGATGCAGGAGCCGCAAATGCAGATGCGTCCGCAGTATCAGCCTGCGCCGCAGATGCCAGCTTATCAGCCGCAGCCACAGCAGCCGCAGAACCAGTCGATCATCTGGGTTCCGAACGAGCAGGCGGCGAACGACTTCATTGTCGCGCCTAACAACGCCGTTACATTGTGGGATATGAATGCGCCTGTCGTGTACGTGAAAAAGGCCGACGCGAGCGGGAAACCGGCCATGACAACCTACGATCTCGTAGAGCGCGCACAGGCCGTTATAACGCCCGCAGCGCCGCGAAGGGACATGAGTGAGGAATACGTGACGCGCAAGGAGTTTGACGAGCTGGTAGCCAAGCTGACGGCCCCCAGCGCCAGACCGGCGAGAAAGACAAAGGAGGCTGAAAGCGATGGCTAATCCCCTGTTTCAGGCCCTCGGCGGCGGACAGATGCCAGGCCGGATGGGGCAGTTCCAAAACATGATACAGCAGTTCCGGCAATTCCAGAACAGCTTTCAGGGTGACCCAAAAGCAGAGATCGAAAAGCTTGTGCAAAGCGGGAAAATCTCGCAGCAGCAGTTGAATCAGCTACAGCAGGTGGCGGGGCAATTCCGGCAGCTGCTGCAATAGTTCGGGAATTCCGAACAGTTGAACGATCAAAATCGTGGCCACGATTGAGATAAATCTTTTGAATCTACGAAAGGAATGAAAAATATGAGTTTGAATGACGGCTCCCCGACCATGACAATGCCCGTCGCGCCTACCGGCATGACAGGTGGCGGCTGGGGCGGCTTCGGCGGTGATAATGGCTGGTGGATCATCATCCTGTTCCTTGCCATTTTCTGCGGCTGGGGCGGAAATGGAAACGGATTCGGCAACAACGGCAGAAATTCCGGCGGCGTTGTAGACGGCTATGTGCTGGCCTCTGACTTCTCCAACATCGAGCGCAAGATCGACAGTGTAAATCAGGGACTTTGCGACGGATTTTACCAGCAGGCGCAGCTTGTCAACGGCACCAACATGGCGATGGCAAGCGGCTTTGCTCAGGCCGAGCTTTCCCGCTGCAACCAGCAGGCCGCGCTTATGCAGCAGCTGAACAACATGGCGATGCAGGCACAGGAGTGCTGCTGCGAAAACCGCGCTGCAATCGCCCAGGTACGCTATGACATGGCGACGCAGGCGTGCGACACCCGCAACACCGTGCAGAACACCACGCGCGACATCATCGATGCCATGAACTGCGGCTTCCGCAGCATCGACCAGCGTCTGACGGCGCAGGAGCTTGCGGCGAAGGACGCGAAGATTGCCGAGCAGAACCAGCAGCTTTTCGGCTACCAGCTGGCAGCATCGCAGGCGGCACAGAACAATTACCTTGTTTCCACGCTTCGCCCGAGTCCCAGCCCGGCCTATGTTGTCGCGAATCCGTACTGCTGCAACAGCGGCTACAACTACGGCTGCGGCAACTGCGCGTAACAACTCCACATCGTAGAGCTTTTTCGTGGCCTCACGAAAATGGTCGGCCCCATTGCCGATACTCGATAGCAACGCGGCGGGGCAATCGTCCCGCCGCTGTATTTTTATGAAAGGAATGATTTTATGGCTGAATTTACATCATCCGGGATTCAAACTGTCGCCGCTGGGCAGAACGTCCCGCTGATCTCCACGGCGGCTTGCGGAAAGCCGTGCATCGTACATCGCGAAGGAAGCGGGCTCGTTACGCTGCGCGGGCTTACGCAGCAATGCAAGGCGAAGTTCCGCGTATCCTTTGGCGCGAATATCGCTATCCCTACAGGCGGAACAGTAGGCGCCATTACCGCTGCGCTCGCAATCAACGGCGAACCTCTGAGCAGCGCCACAGCGGCCGTAACCCCTGCGGCTGTTGAGAACTATTTCAACATCTTCGTTTCCACATTCGTGGAAGTCCCGCGCGGCTGCTGCCTGACTGTAGCGGCGAAGAACACCAGCGCGCAGGCGATCAGTTTCGCAAATAGCAATATGATCGTCGAGCGCGTATCGTGAAAGGAGGATGCAATATGTACGATTTAAGAAACCTGCGTGAAATGCTCTGCAAAGAGCTTGACGAAATCGCCGACAAGCGCGAAATGTCTGCGGGCGATCTGGACGCGATCCAGAAGCTGACGAGCTCCATCAAGAATACCTACAAGATCGAGATGGCTGAAGACGGCGGCTATTCCCGCGACGGCGAGTGGGAGGCGGATATGCGCGGTACTTACGGCCGGGGCAGCTCTTACCGTGGCCGCCGCCGCGACGCAATGGGCCGCTACAGCCGCACAGACGCCCGCGAGCATATGCGCGCGCAGCTGGATGATATGATGCGCGACGCGGACGACGATAAGACCCGCGACGCCCTCCGCCGCTGCATGGAGCAGATCGAGCGGGCGTAAGGAGAGCGCAATATGTTGGATGCAGCCGAAATCCGGAAAGAGATTGCTCGCCTGGAATATGAGGAATCCGACTATAAGAATTACGCTAAGCTTGCGGATCTGTACGTGATCCGCAAGCAGATGCAGGAAGAGGAACGGGGCGACGGCGGTAGGTATGTGGGTTACTACTCCGGCGCTCCCGCCCCTGTGACCGCAGAACCGGCTACCGTGGGCGAGTACGGGGACAGTGAGTTTTTGCTTGCGGTAGCTGGGAAAGACCCGGCAAAGGCTTGGGCGGTCGTTGATGAACTTATGGACACATTATCGCTTGTGAACCGAAAAGTCTATGATTCTATGCTTCGGAAAATAAAGTCCATGTAGCAAAAAATAGGGGAGTCCCCTCGCATTGCGCTGAATCTGTAGCATACAATGTAGCATACGGAAAATAATTTTATGTTACAGAGCGTGTCATAACTTGATTTTTTGCTTTTTGAAAATACGCAGAAAATAGGGTGAAAAGCATAAAAAAGTACCGATTTTAGATTTAAAACATCTAAAATCGGTACTTTGGCGCGGAAGGAGAGATTTGAACTCTCGCGCGCTTTTTAGACGCCTACTCCCTT